CTGGCAACATTAACAGGCGTTCCATTGCTGGAATTGCACGTTCCGCCACCTCACGCAGTGCCTGGTAATTAATTTCGCTCACTGATTGCCTCCTTTGCGAAGCTGGGCAGCAAAGTCAACTAACCACTCAGTCATTTCAACCTTCCCTACCAGGTCTGAACCAGGGTGCATACAGCAATCACTCTGCGCCGCTTTGAAATCCTTACACTCATATTCTTGGGCCACCAGATTTTTTGCAGCTTCTATAGCAGCATCCACCCCCTGCGCCCGGACTTCAGCCAGGAAAGCATCAGTGGTTGGCGTTTCAGGTATCTGTCTCCTCATCCGTTCTATTGCATGATTGAACCCGAAGTCTTCCGCGAGAGATACGTCATCCATATTGTCATTGTCATCCTCAATATCCCGTGATTTTGGAATTGCAGACTTTATTCCCGCATTCTCAGCAGCCAGCGCCGCGCACTTGGCCTCAAGAGCGGCAACCACTTCCTGATGGTCTTTGTACTTAACGTATGAGCCGGAGATGTCATCACCTTCGGTGTTTAGCCATGCGTCATTGCAATTCACTGCGTAGGTTCTGATGCTGATGCTCTCCCGCCCCTGACAGACGCCAGGCCAGTCAATAAAGTATCCGCAATGCCTACCCTCAGACGTGCGCGCAGGATAAATGCCGTTATGACCCGGCAAAATATATGCTACCCATTCATCTTGCGTTGCCTGTTCCGCCGCCTCGCGCAGTTCTTGATAGTCAATCTTGCTCACTGGTTGCCTCCTTTGCGAATCTGTTCCGCCCATTCTTCTAGGGATTTCTCCGCATATTCACCGGACAGGCCATCAATCGGGTGTGGTTCATTAGCCAACTCTTCTTTCGCTGACAGAATCATGCGTGTAACGTCGAAAACTTCACGTAAAGACTTATTGATAAATCCGTGATTGAAAGCCGCAGCAAGACGGCTTGCGGTATAGTTAATACCCTCGTTGCGAGCCTCAGCACGTACTTCATCGAATTTACGCACCAGATACTCAGCATTTGTTTCATTCACTTTCAGATCTCGTGGTACACATTTCCCGCGAAGAAACCCTTCCATTTCGAAAACATTCATGCGCATTTGCGTAACTCCGATAACTCGTTAAAACGTTCCATAAACATCCCGTAACCGGATCCGCGATCTGGACAACTATAACAAGGCGCTGTTTGACGCCCTGACCCACGCGGGTGTGTGGGAAGACGACAGTCAGGTGAAAAGAATGCTGGTGGAGTGGGGACCGGTTATCCCGGAGGGGAAGGTCGAGATCACTATCAGTAAGTACGAAAAAGCGAGTTGCAAATTAGCAACTCGGTAACGGAATTGAGCAACACCCTAAATTTGGGTATTACCTCGTTAAAGATACTGTATTTATGAACAGTGTATCCTTGATAACTATTAAAAATCGCAGTAAGTTCATCCTGCATCAACGAAAAGGGAGTGCAGTCCCGCTCGTGGATAAAAATTTGTGGAGAAACCAATGAATCAGTTGCTTGTAATTGATGGCGTTTCTGTGCGCCAGTACTTCGAATCTAACTACTGTCTTAACGACCTTCAGAAAGCTGCTCTTCTTGCCGCTGGTGAGAATCGCTCCTCCCGTTCGCTGGAAGTTCACGAGTTTATGCGTCGTCCTGAAACGAAGGCTCTTGTGGAATTATTGGAAGAAGAAACTACGGGAGATTCCCGTAGTATTCCTGTCATCACCATTCAGGGGCGCAATGGTGGGACGTATGTCTGTAAAGAGCTGGTCTATGCATATGCAATGTGGATCAGCCCGGCATTCAGCTTAAAAGTGATACGTACTTTTGATGCGCTTCATAATTCATCACCAGAAGAAACCACATCCGACAAAATTAAATCCGGGGTCATTCTGCTTGAATCAGCAGCAAAGACTCTAAATCTGTCAAACTCCTCGAAACTTGGTGCATACCAGAAATTATCAAAGGTAGCTGGTCTTCCTGAACTTATGCCGATCTATGCCATTGATGCACCTGCTGATGCGCCAGATGGTTCAAGCCGCCCTACGCTGTCGCTGAGTGCACTGCTGAAGCAGTATGGTATCCGCCTGACGGCTAATCAGGCATATCACCAGATGGCGAAGCTGGGGATCGTTGAACAACGCGAACGATACAGCCGTACCGCGATTAACAACATCAAAAAATTCTGGTCGCTGACCGCGAAAGGCTGCATGTTCGGCAAGAACATCACCAGTCCTGCAAATCCGCGCGAGACGCAGCCGCATTTCTTCGAATCCCGATTTCCTGAGCTGTTAAAGCTGCTCGATACCGTTCATTGAGGTGACTGTGAGAGCACTACTGACCCCTGAAATTGCCCCGCGTATGGGGATCGTATTGTTCAGGCCAGGTTCAGAGCTGATGCCCCTGTTTATGCAGGGGCGTGTCCTGCTGGAGCCTGAGCCGGAGCGTTATTCATCTTTCGCCAGTGGTGCCGTTCCGGCGGCATCACAACCGCTGGCGGATGATCCTGCCGTTCGGGCCGTGTTCCGCCATGAGGCAGTGATCCGTCGTGCTGGTGGCGTGGAATGTCTTGAAAGCTGGTTACTTCGTGAAAAAGGCTGCCAGTGGCCTCATTCCGGATGGCACAGCGAGAACATGACCACAATGCGACACGCTCCGGGTGCAATCCGTCTGTGCTGGCACTGCGATAACCAGCTGCGCGATCAGTTCACGGAACGGCTGGAATCAATGGCAACGGATAACTGTGCCCGCTGGGTGTTGTCTGTTGTGCGTCGGGATCTCGGTTTTGATGACAGTCACGTTGTGACAATGCCGGAACTGTGCTGGTGGCTGATTCGTAATGACCTGGCGGATGCCTTACCGGAAAGTGCAGCCCGTAAGGCACTGAGATTACCGAAGCCTGTTGTGCCGTCTGTCACCCGGGAAAGTGACCTTGTGCCTTCGGTTCCTGCCACCAGCATCATCCAGGATAAAGCGAAAAAGGTGCTGGCGCTGAAAGTGGATCCGGAGTCGCCGGAGTCTTTTATGTTACGCCCCAAACGTCGCCGCTGGGTTAATGAAAAGTACACGCGCTGGGTTAAGACGCAGCCGTGTGCATGTTGTGGAAAGCCTGCTGATGATCCCCACCATCTGATAGGCCACGGTCAGGGGGGAATGGGTACAAAAGCGCATGATCTCTTTGTGTTGCCTTTGTGCAGAAAGCATCACGACGAGCTGCATGCGGATACCGTGGCATTTGAAGAGAAGTATGGCTCCCAGCTGGAGTTGATATTTCGTTTTATCGATCGTGCGCTGGCAATTGGTGTGCTGGCCTGATTTTGTGGAGAAAGTTGATGCGTGATATGTATGAAGTAATGGATCGTTGGGGAGCTTGGGCTGCTTCAGACAATAGCGGAGTGGACTGGCAGCCGATAGCGGCTGGTTTCAAGGGACTTTTACCTCATGGCAAAAAGTCACGGATTCAGTGTGATGATGACGAAGGCATCATGATAGACAGTTGTGTGGCTCGGTTGAGAAGGTATAAACCAGAGGAATATGAGCTCATCATCGCCCACTTTGTTATCGGTATCTCATTACGTACTATTGCGAAGAAGAGAAAATGCTCTGATGGCACAATTAGGAAGGAACTGCAAACTGCAATGGGGTTTGTTGACGGCTGTTTAGCAATGTTAGCTTATAGTATGGCATAAAAAATAAAATAGATTTACTGCCGATTTTTCAAAAAAGACTGGGAACTGTTTATATCCAACGTAAATAAGGCCTCCATAAAACATGGCTGATGCGAGATATTTAACAGTTCTCATCCTTTTTTTAGCTTTATCAATCAAACCTGTAATGCTACTCTTAATACTATCTGCATTATCTTTGATTTCTTTATTTTCTTCAAACTTTAAATACTTATCGAAAGCGGACTCCACTCGAGAACGTAAGTTGTCGAATGTTTCATTGAATATCTCAATAGAAATGTAATTGACTTTTTTTATCATCCAAAGTCCTGCGATAATCAATATTGCTTCGGTTGTTTCATTAGCCTTCACTAAGCCACCAGCAGCTATTAATGCACCGGGAATAGTCAATGCTTTTGTCTGATTAGATGATATGAATTCGTTAATTTTACTCGTGAACTCAAGATTTTTCTCATCGAGTTCGTTAAGAATTTTATTTACAGAAAACCTCTTTGTGTAAATCTCATATAGTTCATCATATTTTTTCCTGACGAGTTCAGTAGAGTTAAGCAAGTCAAAGAAATTGAACGTACCATTTGCTTTAAATACTTCGTTTATGGCTGAGCGTATAACGAGCTTGCGCTCGCTTTTGTGTAAATCATTGATTTTTATTGTGTCGAGAAGCTCCTTTATAATTTCATATTTAAGAGACGAGTTCGATAAGCGATTAATCTCGCTATATTGTAAAAAATGCGTGAGTTCGACTGTATAACTTTTGTCTTCATTGGTGAAAAATAAGACAGAGCAGTCACTGTTATGATGATCAGCAATTAATGAAAGGATATCTTTCCACATAAAGAAAATATGGATTTTTTCGATGCTTTCATTCTTAGAAGTAGGGAGTATTAACGGCGTTCCGATGATATAATTTTTCGGAAGAGCGTTTTGGGTGTTTACTCTAGACCAAAAAGACTCAACATTCTCATAAATTATAGCGTCATCCCAAGATGAAGCTTGGCGATCTAGCCAAATTTCATTATTTTCGATGCAGGTTGTTGCCTTTTTATAACCTATAGATTGTAACAGTCTAATTATTTCAGAACTATTTACAATAACAATGCTTTCTTCAAGACTTATGACAGTGTAGTAGCCCTCAACTCTGCTTGAGGCTCCGTTAATAATCTGCGCTAATCTTGATAAGTCATCAGCAATTGTCATTATTAGCTGTCTCTATATCTTTTGAGTTCATCATAATTTGCCTGACTCAATTTTATCACAATTTCGCATTTGTTGTCAGTGAGAATTACAGGCTTATTTGACTTTTCGTCTCCAATAGCTCCACGCATTATTTTCAACTTAAAATTATTGTCGTTATCTGCCACTTCAATTGTAAGCGCGCTTTCAGCTGCTTTAGGAGTTGGTTCAAATTGAGGGTCAATCTGGAAACCATTAAGATTAACAAAATCGACAAACGTTCCCTTACATTTGTGTGAATCAGTCAGGCATGAGTCAATTATTTTTGAAATATCCTCTATCTTAACGGACTTATTTCCGTGTTTATCTTTTGATTTTTTTTCCAGTAAGGATTTAACTTCATTGTCAATAGTATCACGCAGTACACGACCGAGTGAGTTTTTACTAGCAAAAATATCTATAGCACTGAATAATTGCTGAATGCTTCTTTTATTGTCCGAATCATGTCGGCAACCTAATGAGTCTTTGAAAAAATCGCTTTTAGATTTACCTTGCAAGAAATGTACATATGAGTCACCCTTGTTTTCTGGATAACTGGCTTCGAATAAAGTTAAATCGAACATCGCAGCCTGCCGTAAGGCATCGGTATTAATTGGATTTAATCTTGTTGGGGTCAACTTATCCGAATCAAAGTCATAGGCGCTTTGTTTATCAACCATTACGATTAGAAGTTTCCCCAAATCCTCTGGTTCGGTAGACTTATAGTGGATGAAAACAACGCTCCCCCCCTGAAGTTGGGCAACTCTCGATTCGTTATTAGCATTATGTTTAAGCTTCTCTATTATAGCTCTAGATAAATCAATGAATTCATTATTTTTATTAATGTATTTTTTTAGGATCGTAGGAATGGATGAAGGGTTGTGATCTGAGTCTAGGAAGTTATGAAATTTGTTTTTTCGGCTAAATTTTTTCTCAATTCTGGTTATGAATTCAGATGTGACTTCATTTTTTAGATCCCAAACTTCACCTAATCGATAATCAAATGCTCTTGAATCATTTTTTTCAAGATTTGCTGTTACAGCACCAATAGGAAAGTACGATTGTTTGCCCAGCACTACAACATGAGGCGTGGCACCGCATTTATCGCAAGCTACAGTTGGGTCGTCAAGAACATTGCCACATTCTAAACAAGTTATATCCATTATATATCCCGAATTATAAGAATGAATTTTTATGTGGCTGAAAATTCTATCAAAACACTAACGCGTACGCAAAAAGTATTGTATTGTGTTAAGAGTGGTTACTTCGCCACACAACTTAACCCCGCCACTGAGCGGGTTTTTTGTACCTGTAAACTTGGTGCAGTACAGTAAACACGCTGGTGGTCGTGAATACTGGCTTTTTATCTTGCTGGCTTTTTAGACAAGAGTTATTGGTATGTCACGTTAACCGGAAAGGGTAAAAAGACATGCTGAAACAGCAGGATATGACAGAAACCGCCAGAGTTGTGTTTGATGAATTAAGCGTTACCGAACCGGCGACAGTCGGGGAGATTGCGCAGAATACTTACCTTTCACGCGAACGCTGCCAGTTAATACTGACCCAGCTTGTTATGGCGGGTCTGGCAGACTATCAGTGCGGTTGTTACAGACGCCTTCAGTCCTGAAGGCTTTTTATTTGTGGTGAATGGGCGGCTGGTGGGGGGGCGACACCTGTCAGTCCTTTGCTTATGTGTTGATGATAATTTACCTTTTGGGGCTATAATTGAGCTAACCAATTGCTAATGAAAGTAAAATTATAATGGCTGTTGTCTGTTCAGTTATCATGGTTTGCTCCCCAATTAATATTTTTCTTGAAAAGGATACGTTGTCACTTAAGCCAGGCTCAGTTGTTCTGGCCACCAAATGCATCAGGGAGCTTTTCCTTATGCATTATGGCAAAGTTAAAATTGTCGATATAAGCGAATCCGTCGTAAGTCAATATCTGGAAAGTCAGCATAAGCTGACGAGGACTCGTCTGACTGACATTCCGCTTTACCTGTTGCTGGAACCCAACAATCCTGCGTTGGCTGCGGCTTTAATTACCAGCCAGGGATTTTCCGGAGAGGCCACGGATATGTTTCTTATGATGGCCTGCCTGTCTCTGTTTGAAACAGATGAACGGATGTCATTGTTTTTAAGTGGATGTTTATCCAGCATAAGTGCCAAAGTCAGGGCGATAATTCAGACAGATATATCAGCAAGCTGGACGCTTGGTGCGATTGCTCTACAGTTGCATATGAGTGAGAGTTTGTTAAAGACAAAACTGAAAAATGAAGGGGGCATGTTCAGTCGCTTGTTGCTGGAAGAGCGGATGCGTGTTGCTGTAAATATGTTATGTTCCCGGCATGGATATGGACAGGCTATAGCAGAAAAATGCGGTTATTCAAGCAGGTCCTACTTTATTTCTGTATTTCACCGCTATTATGGCTTCCCGCCAGACAGATATGTATCCAGGCAAGGGCTTGATTATTGATTTTCATCTGATTATTATTTTTTGGCTCGGCCCTTTAGCTCAGTGGTGAGAGCGAGCGACTCATAATCGCCAGGTCGCTGGTTCAAATCCAGCAAGGGCCACCATCACATACCGCCATTAGCTCATCAGGAAAGAGCGCCAGCCTTCGAAGCTGGTTGCGCGGAGTTCGGGTCCCCGAAGGCGGTTCATTATCTGTATCCTGCGTTGTTAGCTCAGCCGGACAGAGCAATTGCCTTCTAAGCAATCGGTCACTGGTTCGAATACAGTAGAACGCGCCACACTTATTTTCCCTGGCTCGCTTTTGCGGGCTTTTTTTTAAATGTCTCACAATTCAGGCGGTTGACTGTTGTCTGGTTTGCGGGGAGTTTGTTAAAAGAAACTGGCATGGTGAATCCCCCTGTGCGGAGGGGCAATCAGCGAGTAGGTATATGGGATAATCGCGGATTCAGGTGCTGGTACTGAATTCACCGGGAGGCACCCGGCACCATGCAATGGCACATAGTGCCACTCTCCAGCCCCTCTCCGGAGGGGCTTTCTTATGGACAAAAAAAGCCCGCGCAGGGAGACGCGGGCGGCAAGGAATAAACAACAAAACGTGAAGTAATATTTCAGCTGGCGAATAATATCCGACAGTAATCACTCTGCGCAATAGCGCGGCCTTTTTCGTATTGCGGGCTGTTGTCTATCTTCTGCCATTGTCCTGTAACTTCCGGACTTCAGCCCGCTCCTCATTTTACTCACAATATTATCCAGGCCGGGAGGATTCATGGCATTTAAACACTATGACGTGGTCAGGGCGGCGTCGCCGTCAGACCTTGCGGAGCGACTGACACAAAAACTGAAGGAGGGGTGGCAGCCATTTGGCAGTCCGGTGGCCATCACGCCTTATACCCTGATGCAGGCCATTGCGGCGGAAGGTGATGTCACCACACCTGTGGTGGTGAAGCCGTCGGATGGAGAAGGCGCAGTTATCAGCACCACCAGCAACCCGGAGTATTACTTTGTTGTTGCCCTGGCCGGGCAGTCAAACGGTATGGCGTATGGTGAAGGGCTTCCGCTGCCGGAGACATATGACCGTCCGGACCCGCGTATTAAACAGCTGGCGCGTCGCAGCACTGTCACGCCGGGTGGTGCGTCCTGTAACTACAATGACATTATTCCTGCGGACCACTGCCTGCATGATGTTCAGGATTTGAGTAAGTTTTCACACCCGAAAGCTAGCGCAGCTCAGTATGGATGCGTGGGGCAGGGATTACATATCGCGAAGAAATTGTTGCCGTTTATTCCGGCGAATGCCGGTATTCTTCTGGTTCCGTGCTGCCGTGGTGGTTCTGCATTTTTGGCGGGCGATGAAGGTACCTTCAGCGAATCCACCGGCGCAAGCGAGACCTCGGCACGCTGGGGTGTAGATAAGCCACTGTACAAGGACCTGCTTACCCGTACTCAGGCCGCACTGAAGGCTAACCCTAAAAATATTCTGCTTGCAGTGGTCTGGATGCAGGGCGAGTTTGATTTGAAACAGGGTGCATACGCCACTCAGCCGGGGCTGTTTGATTCCATGGTGGAAAAATATCGTTCTGACCTGTCGGAATTCGGAGGTCAGTGTCTCGGGGGCTCTCCGTCATCGGTTCCCTGGATTTGTGGCGACACGACCTACTACTGGAAGCAGACTTATTCTTCGCAATACGATGCGGTGTATGGTGCATACAAGACGAAATCCGCAAAAAAAATCTTCTTTGTGCCGTTTATGACGGATGAAAACGGGCGAAATGTGGGTACCAACGAGCCGTCAGAAGATCCGGATGTTGCGGATATTGGGTATTACGGAGCCGGTGGTCGAACGGACGCCAAAACCTGGACGACGGCCGACCGTAAAACGCATTTTGGATCATGGGCACGTCGTGGGATTATTTCCGACCGTCTGGCAACGGCGATTCTTGTGCATGCCGGGAGAACCGCTGAATTCATTACCGGAAAACAGCCTGATACGGTGAAGCCCACCGGACCTTCCGGTGAAGGTACGGAGAGAGAGCCGGAAGCCCCGGTCAGTAACCGAACCCTGATGAGTCTGCTGGCGTCCGGCGAAGACCTGGCATCACAGGGCTGGCGCTATTATCACAAACCGGCGAGCGGAGACAATGTTAACAAAAACATTGCTGAAGCGGTGGTCAGTGATGCGGGGGCTACGGGAGGTAAGGCCCTGCAACTGAATAAACCGGAAAACCACATCTGGTTTCTGGAGCATGATGCAGCCGGACAGGGAGTGGAGTTACTGAAGAAGGGGGGACGTGTGAGCGTACGGTTTAAGTTGCCGGGTTCACTGGTGCCGAATCGGTTTGCCCTGGGCATTTACTGGCAGTTGTCGTCCCTGCCGGAGGGAGTGACGCTGGCAGAGGAAGGCAACGACATGCTGATGTCCTTCTTCCTGCAGACGGATGCGACGAACCTGAACGCGATGTACCACAAGAAGCCGAATGCGAAGCTGGATACGTTCGGGGTCTTTGATAACGGATGGCACACACTGGCTTTTGAGTTTGCCGGAAACAACAGCATTCAGGTGACGCCGGTACTGGATGAGAAACGGGGGACGCCGTTCACACTGGTGAAATCTCCGGCATCAGGGGCGGCGGACAAACTGCAACTGACAGGCATATCAAAGGCGGCGACATATACGCTGCTGATTGACAGTGTGAAGGTGGAAGTGAACAACGCGGATGCCGCGGCATGATAAAAAAAGCCGCCAGCGGCAGGAACGGAAGCTGGCGGAGGGAATCCCAATGGAGAATGTAAAGAAAAGATGCTTTCGTATATCGGTTTTTTAAATGAAAACAGTTCTCATTGTCAACCATAACGGTAAGAAACTATGACATTTATTCATCAGGTGATGCTGTACTTCTGTACGGCGGTCTGTGTGCTGTATCTTCTTTCGGGTGGGTACAGGGCAGTGCGCGATTTCTGGCGCAGGCAGATTGATAAAAGGGCCGCAGAGAAAATCAGCGCCAGTCAGTCAGCCGGAGCAAAAACAGAAGCCCCACTCATTCCGGAACAACCTTCTTAATAACCCATTTCAACGAGAAAATCCTATGTCAGAAATAAAATCGCTGGTCACTGCTGAGGCAGTGAAGGAAGTTCTGCGCTCTGAAGAAGTCCGGAGCGCACTGAAACGTAACCGGCTCATTTAAACCGTCTGGTCTGTTTCCTCCGGCTCTACAAAAATAATGTCCATCATTTTTAATGGACACTATCGTATGAAACACCGGACCTGGATCACTGAAGCTTTACGTCTTCACTTTGAAGAACATTTACCCCGGGTTGTGGCCGGGCGTCGCCTGGG